TCAAAGCACAACTGTTCCTACTGGCGAAGGTTTTGCCAACTCCATGAAAATAGATGTGACAACAGCAGATACTAGCGTGGCATCAAATGATTTTTGGGTTATGGTTACAAAACTAGAAGGTCAAGATTTACAAAGAATAAAAAAAGGCACAAGTAATGCAGAAAAACTTACTTTATCTTTTTGGGTTCGTTCTACAAAAACAGGCGTTTATGTAGTTGAACTTGTAGATAATGATAATAGTAGTAGAGCAGTATCACTTTCTTACACAATCGCAAGTGCTGATACTTGGCAAAAAGTAGAACTTACTTTCCCTGCCGACACAACAGGAGTATTTGATAATAACAACGAAGCTTCTCTTGAGATTGCGTGGTGGTTAGTTGGAGGTTCTAATTATACAAGTGGAACTCTTGCAACGACTTGGGCTTCTCAAACTGACGCAAACAGAGCAGTTGGACAGGTAAATCTTTTTGACAGTACCAGTAACGAATATTACATAACAGGTGTGCAATTAGAAGTGGGTGATAACGCCACTCCTTTTGAACATTTAACAATCGGTGAAGAATTAGCTTTGTGCCAAAGGTATTTTGTATCTACAGCATATCCTAATAATTTTCAGGCTACTCATGGAGTAAACGGTAATGAAATGGCAGCTTATAACACAGATGGTTATTGGCTTTATCAAGGTATTAGTTATTACGAAAATGGTTATGCACACGACCAGTTCCAGCTTCCTGTTGCTATGAGGACAAGACCAACTCCAACACCTTATGCTCCAAATAGCTTGGTAAGTGGATATACAGGCGGTTCTACAAAACTAGCTGCATACGGAATGACAGGCGGTGCTGAGTGGAGAGCCGCAGATATAAGTTTATATACTTGGGCAGGTACACCTGCCTGTGCTTCATTCAGAGTTGATTACGGTTCAACTGATGAAGATGGCACGGAAGGTATGTGGATTGGCGGTTTTGAATTTGATGCGGAGCTTTAATGGAAGATAATGAATTTACAATTGAGTGGGTTAAATATATCAAAGATAATGTCACAGGGCATGAACAAGCAGGCATAAGAGCAAAAATGAATGGACTTGAATTAAGCATACCTAAAGACGAAGGCAATAGACACTACAAAGCCATACTAGCTTGGGTAGAAGAAGGAAATGAAATAGAGGCAGCAGACTAATGGCAAATACAAAAATACCTGTAGAACTTTCATCAACCCCTTCCATTTCTGATAGCGGAGATGCTACTGCAATTACTATAAATAGCTCCGAAGATGTTTTCGTAGGTTCAGGCACTTCAAACGGTATCTCTGGTGGTACTGCAGGATTACAAGTTTCAGGAGCAGGATTCAAAGGAGCTATCAGTGCTTCAAGGCATGACAATAATCAATACGGTTCTTCTTTGATGCTAGGTAAAAGTAGAAACACAACCGTTGGTTCTAATACCATAGTTCAAAATAACGATATTATAGGAGCAGTTACTTTTTTTGCAGATGATGGCACTAATTTAGATTCTAGGGTAGCTAACATATCAGCTGCAGTTGATGGTACTCCAAGTGAAAACGATACTCCGGGTCGTCTTGTTTTTGAAACCACCGCAGATGGTTCTGCTGCTCCAACTGAGAGGATGCGTATTGATTCTTCTGGTAATATTGGAGTAGCTACTTCAAGCCCCACACACGAAATTGATTTAACAAAAACACTCACATCAATAAATGATAATCCAACTTTACAAGTCAAAAATGCATGGAGTGGCGAGGGTAATAATGTTGGTTTTGACAATAAAGCTATAGCTTTGTTTTCTGCTGGTAACGATACAGTAATTACCAGAATTCAATCTAGGTATGATTCAGGAGCTAATTTTGGAGAAATAGGAACTCAAACAAATCATGATTTTTTGCTTACAACTAACAATACTGAAAGATTTAGAATTTTTCAACTTAGCAGACCCTCATACTCCTTTGGTACTACTTCTACATCAACTACCCAAGGTCCAGCTATGTACGCTGCATCCACGTCTCCATCTAATAACACTCATCTTTGGTTTCATTTTTTAGAGGCTAAAAACCACGCTTCAGCAGCTGGTATAAAAGTTGGTGGTCTTTTAGCTTCATCCAGTTATGCTATAGCAGACCCAATTAGAGGTGCTATTTATGCACAAGGAGACGTTTCTGCTCAAACTTTTACAGATAGAACGCCTTATCCAACATCACTACAACTTGCAAAAGATGTAATTAATTCACACCAAAGACGAAGTGAAGAAGAGATAACTAGAGTGGCTACAGAACAATATAATAAAATACAAGAAAAATCGGATATGCCACAACCTGAAATGGAAGCACTAAGCCTTGAAGAGTTTTTAGACAAACATAAAAAAGAATACGAGCTAGACCACAGCATATTACACGATTATGTTAGCGACACTAAATATGCAGAAAACGGCATAGAAGGCAGAGATGCATCTGCTACAATTTCTTGTTTAGTAGAAGTTGTAAAAGACTTGATGAAAAGAATTGAAACCTTAGAGGGTAGTTAATGGCAATAACTAAAAACTCACAAATAGATTTAAAAGCAAGGATAGAAACACTAGAGGGATAACTTTAGTGTGATAGAATAATTTTTTTATGGAGTAAATATGGCAGACGCTAAAGAAAGTAAAACTTTTACTATTACTGATGAATCTGGTGAATCCAGTGTTTATGAGATTGATTCTTTTACCGAAGAACAAGTAAATCTTTGGGGCAGAATACAACAACTAACACAGGAAAGAGATCAGATTACATTGAGAGGGCAAGAAGTAAATATGCTCATCAATCAGTATGGTTTGAGTTTGAAAAAAAGTCTTGATTCAGATGAAGCAGACTCCGAAGAAGGAGAAAAAGATGCCGACTCTGGAAAAGCCGACAGCAAATCAAGTTCAAAATGATCTGAATGCACATCAATTGGTATGTGCTGAAAGATACAGGAACATTGAGAAAAGATTAGACTCAGGAGCAGCTAGGTTTGCTCGTATAGAGGGTATGATCATTGGTCTGTATGGTTTGTTAGTCGGAGCAACCATACTTGAGAGGTTACTCTAATGGCAGGATTACAAATAAGCACAGCTCCAACACAAGAGCCACTAACGCTACAAGAAGTAAAAGATTACCTTCGTGTAGAGGACAGCACAGACGAAAGAATAATTAGACCTTACATAGAAACTGCTAGAAGGTTTGCGGAAGAACACTTAGGCAGATCATTAATGACACAAACCATAACCCAGTTCATAGATGGTTATGATGAAATGGAAGATCCATTGTTTGAAGGCTTTAGAACAGGTCCTTACCTTACTTACTACAAGAATTACATAACACTAGCAAGACCACCTGTGGTTTCAGTTTCATCTATTAGTACCTTTAATGACGAGGACACAGAAACAACTTTTGCTAGTACCAGATACTTCTTAGATAATGTAAGAGAACCATCAAGAATTGTTTTAAGGAACGGAGAAACATTCCCAACTGCTTTACGAGTAGCAAATGCCATCAAGATTGTGTATGTCTCAGGATATACCTCTCCTTATGCTATTCCAGAGCCAATAAGGTTGGGGATGTTGCAACACATAGCACACTTGTATGAACACAGGGGCGATATGTACTCGGCTCAGGCTTATCCGCCATCAATGCAAAAACTTTATGCCCCATATGTAGTAATGAAGGGTTTGTATTCCAATTCTCTCCTATCGGTAGGTTAAGATGAGCATTGGCATGATGCGACATCAAGTCAAGCTACAGTCGCCCTCCCATACCACAGACACAGGCGGTGGAGCCACAAAAACCTATACAACCCTTGCTTTGCTCTGGGCTAATATAAAGCCCGTCAGCAACAAAGAAGGGGTTAGGCAGGGTAAAGTGCAAGAAACCCAAACTCATCACATAACAATCCGTTTTCGCAGCGATATAGGCACTAATTACCGCATACAGTACGGAACAAGGAACTTCAACATAAGAGGAGTCAGAAACATAGATGAAAGGGATAGATATTTGCTTTTGATATGTGAGGAAGGAGTTGCAACTTGAAAATTACATTTGATATCAAAAATCTTAAATTATTTAACAAAAAATTAGATAAAAGATTCAACAATGATGCCATGCTTGAAATAAATAAAAAGATGAATGAAGCGGTTGCTATTGTCAGAAATCATGCAATTGAAAGCATACAAAGAGGAGCTAAAACTGGTGTTACTTATGAAAAGTATAATCCTAGAAGGACACACACAGCATCAGCCGCAGGTCAGCCGCCTGCCACAGACACAGGATTTTTGGTAAGCAGTATTACATCTAATGTAAAAAGATCAGGCAAAAAGGTAGTTGGTCAAATAGTAGCATCTGCGCCATATGCGCCAAGTTTGGAATTTGGAACAAGCAAAATGGCAGCAAGACCATTTATGGTTCCTGCTTTGGAAAAAAACAGAAGAAAAATAGAGAGAAAATTTAAACAGGGTGGGTATATCAAAAAATGAGTATTGGTCAATTTGCGCTTCAAACCACGCTTTATTCTACATTGAATAATGACAGCAATCTTACAACTACACTTGGAGCAGGCGTATATGATGAGGTTGTTGAAACAGCTTCCTATCCTTATGTGCAGATAGGTGAAGAAACAGCTATTGATTTCGGCACAAAAAACGAAGATGGCGGAGAATTCACTATAACAATCCATGTTTGGTCACAGTACACAGGATCAAAGGAGACCAAAAATATAATGGACAGGATTCACACTTTACTGCATGATAGTAGTCTAAGTGTTACAGGATTCAATCTTGTTAATTTAAGGTTTGAATTTAGTGATATAATTAGGGACCCAGACGGGATAACCAGACATGGTGTCATGCGATTCCGTGCAATAATTTTAGGAACTTCATAATAGGAGATAAATTATGGCAGCACAGAAAGGTTCAGCAGTTCTCATAAAAGCAACAGTGAGCGGATCCAAAGTTACAGTAGGTGGCTTACGATCTTCTTCTATTGTTTTGAATGACGAAATGGTTGATATTACAAACAAAGACTCTTCAAATAACAGAACTCTTTTGCCTCAGGGTGGAATACAATCCATGACAATAAGTGGATCTGGTGTCTTTACTGATTCAACATCAGAGCAACAATTGAGAACTTCATTTGGAGCTTCTGCTTTCATAGCGTATGACTTTGTTATTCCTGATTTGGGAACTTACTCAGGTGATTTTCAAATCACTTCTTTAGAGTTTGCAGGGGAATACAATGGTGAGGCTACTTATTCTGTAACACTAGAATCTAGTGGAGCAGTAACTTTTGCAGCAGCGTAATATGTTTAAGACTGTAGAGATAAAAAAGGGCAAGGACACTTTTCAAGCTAGTCTTGATGAGGGTGTCCTTTCTGCCCCAAACAAATTAGGTAAAGATGTCACAGAAGTTGATGTTGATGGCAAAACTTACAAAGTTTTAGAATCAACTATTGATGAAAGAGATGATCTTATTTATTTAACATTGGAGCTTCCAAAAGGAAGTTCAGGAGCAAAGTCAAATGACGAATCCTCTGAGGGGTGAAATAGAGATCACCTTAGGTTCAGAAACCTATAAGGCTCGGCTTACAATAGATGCTTTAGTTCGGATTGAAGAAGAACTAGATTCTGGTATCTTGAAATTAGCTGCACGCATAGCACAAGCAGACATAAGATTGAAAGAACTTATCATTGTTCTTAAAGCTGCTTTGCGTGGTGGCGGCAACGATTTGAATGATAAGCAAGTCGGTAACATTATAAGTGACATAGGCATAGTCACTGCAAGCACAGAGGTTGCTCAACTTCTGGCACAAACCTTAAGCGATCCAGACGGAGAAGAAGAGGGAAAGTCTCAGCAAGTAGCATAACTGATGAGAAGATCAGTTGGTCAAGGTTTATGGAAATTTGTCTTGGCACTATGGGTATGCGTCCAAAAGACTTTTGGAATTTATCTCCGATTGAGATGTACTCTGCTATCAGAGGCTTCAAAGAATTTCACACTGCTGACACACAACAACCAATGTCCAAAAATGAATTGGATAAACTTATGGAGTTATACCCTGACTAATGGCTAAAACAGTTGACGAATTAATAGTTGAGATAAAGGCAGATACTCGTGATCTGAACGCCAAACTCAACAACATTCAAGGAACTCTTGGGAAAACAGGACAGGCAGGAAGGGGTGCTTTTGTGCCAATGATAGGTTCATTGCGTTCTCTTATACCTCTGCTTGGTGGTGCTGCTGCAGCACTTGGCGGCATATCCGCTTTTAGAGGCATTGCTCAAGTAGGTTCTGAATTTGAAGATTTGAGAGACTCTTTAAACACAGTTTTTGGATCAATTAACGCAGGTAAAGGTGCATTTGATAGAATTTTAACTTTTTCACAAACAACACCTTTCCAAATAGAAGATGTTTCAAGAGCATTTATACAGCTCAAAGGTGCAGGCATTGAGCCTAGTATGGATATGCTGCAGACTTTCGCAGATACCGCATCAACATCAGTAGATCAATTAGGAGCATTTCAAGCAATGGTCAGGCTTGTCTCAAGGTCTGCCGCAGGTGGTCTTGGCTTAGAAGAAATAAATCAACTTGATGATAGAGGTATTCCTGCAACTAAAATACTTACAGAAGCACTTGGGGTTACAAGATTAGAGTTAGGTGAATTTGGTAAAACCGCACAAGGAGCAGCACAAATGGTGCAACTTTTGATTTCAGGAATGCAAGAAAGGTTCGGTGGTGCAATGGAACAAAAAATGGACAACCTTTCCACCAAAACATCAAACATGACTATTGCATTCAAAGAATTAGGAAATGCTATTTTTGAAAGTGGTTTAGCAGATGGATTAAAAACTCTTGTTGACAGAATTACATCTTTAACAACTGCAACTGCAAGATTTGTAAGGCTTAGCACAAATACTTTCACTGGCGCAGACTTAGCAGGCACAGACTCTTCATCAGCACAAAGACTTGATGCTTTGGCTATAAAAATGAGAGAACAAGAAACTAAATTGCGTGATAACTCCACAGGTTTTTTTGATACAGAGAAGAAAAGAAGAAAAAGAGCAGAAGCCTTATCAGAAATTGAAAGACTTGATGAAATCATGTTTGGTCTTGAACAGGCTATGTTTGCTGAGGCAGAAGCACCACTCATAGAAAAGTTTGGAGCTATAGGAGATGCAGCAAGCAGCGTCAAACAGCCGATCACAGAATTAAATCAAGTGATGGAAGAAGCTGCACAAAATTTAGCAAGAGATTTTGCAAACGCCTTGTTATCTGGTGAAAACGCCTTAAAAAGTTTCGGAGACTTCACCAAATCAATTATTGCAGAGATCATTGCATCATTTTTAAGAATGCAAGTCATAACTCCTATATTGCAAGGATTGTTTCCTAATATGCAGTTTGGTACGCAAACGCCTATGATGGCAGGAGGTGGTAGAGCCTCTCATGGTAGAGCAATGGTTGTAGGGGAAAGGGGTCCAGAACTTTTTGTGCCGCATTCTGCAGGAAATATCATAAACGCTGCAGACACAAGATCAGCAATGTCTGGTGGTGGCGGTGTGTCGGTAGTGCAAAACATAAGTTTCAGTACAGGAGTAGTTCCAACAGTCAGAGCAGAAGTAACAAGAATGTTGCCGCAGATTGCAGATGTTTCAAAAGCTGCTGTTCTTGAAGCTAATATGCGAGGCGGTTCATTCAAAAGAGGTATGAGATAATGGCAAAAGAACTAACAATGCCGACTACACCAAACTTCCTTTCAAGTGAGTTTGAATTGGTAAGAAGCATAGGACAAACAGTAAGTCCATTTACAGGTCAACAAAAGACGCAAGAGTTTGATAATGTTTTTTGGCGAGCCAATGTAGTGCTACCCCCAATGAACAGATCAACAGCAGTAAACTGGCAGTCTTTTCTTTCAAGGTTAAAAGGCAGTACAAATGTTTTCAAATTTACAGACCCAGACGCTTTAACAAACACAGGCACTTATGATGCAGATGATCTAAAAGCCAATGCAAGAATATCAAATACAAATGTTGCTCTTACCTTTTCTGGTAGCACTATAACTGCAGGAGCTTCTACTTTTGCTAATGCAATAGTGGGAGATTACATTGTAATCACAGGAGCTAACAATGAGGCAAACAACGGAACCCATAAAATAACAACAGTTACAAGTAATACTATTGTGGTTGTGGATTCTACCCTTACAGGTGAAACAGGAACTTCTGGGTGCAAGGTTCAACAAAACATAAAAGGCGCACAAGGTTTATCATTGTTAGCAACAAGTAATACAGCAGCAGGTACGATAGCAGTTGGAGATTATCTAGGTGTCTTGGGCGGAACAAGCACCACAAGTCAACCAGTTCAATTATTATTGGTAACAGAGGCAGCAACAGAAACAGCAGTAGGTGGCGGAGCAAACAAATTTTCAGTGGGCGTAGAACCCAAACTTAGATCAGCTTTGGCAGATAATAATCTTGTAAAGTTTGCATCACCAAAAGGATTATTTAGACTTTTAGATAATGATATAAGTTGGTCAGCAGATAGAAATTCAATTTACAGAATTTCTTTCTCATGTGTGGAGTCTTTATAAATGGCAACAAGGCAAGGTCTTGATACTTCAATAGTCAATGCACTTTCTGATAGTCATGTTTTTCCATTTGTAGCGGTAAAAGCTTTGTTTGATTCTGATCCAGTTAGGGTATGGTCAGGAACAGATGACATAACTATTTCCAGTGAAACATATACAGGCACAGGTACTTTATTACAGATTAGTGGCTTTGAAGAAACTAAAGAACTAAAGACAAATGGGATCACTGTAACTCTTTCTGCTATGGATGAAACAGTTCTGGCTCATGCACTTGCTGAAAATTACCAAAATAGAAAACTGACTGTGTTCTTAGGATTTTTAGACGGGGGTACAAATGAAGTAAAAGGAACGCTTACAGCTTTTCAAGGAAGAATGACATCAATGTCTATTCAGGATGCGCCAACTGGTTCAATAATTACAGTGAATGCGGAGAATAGACTTATTGATCTTGAAAGACCATCATTGCTCAGATACAACAAAGAATCACAAAAGTTTGTTGCAGGCGGCACAACAGATACAGCTTTCAATAGAGTGCAGAAATTAGCAGATCAAGAAATACTTTGGGGCAGACAAAGTTCAACAAGCGGCAATCTCGGTGGCGGAGGAGGTTCATCAGGCGGACCAGGAGGGATAGATGATGGTATAGGCGGAGTTATGAAGTGATAAAAAAACTGCCACAGTGGGAAATGCATTTATTTAATTTTTTAGAAGGCAGACAAGATCATGTTTTCAAATGGGGAAAATGGGATTGTTGCATATTGGTCATTGAAGCAATAAAGGCAATGACAGGTGAAAAGATTTTAGATCACACATGGTCAAATAAAAAAGAGGCTTTGATGTTTATCAAGAACAATGGCAAATCATTGAACAAAGCTGCAAGCACATATTTAAAAAAAGCAGGTCTTGTTACTTTAGACAAAGCATTCATTACAGCAGGTGATATTGTTTTATTAGAAGATAGTGAAAACAACTTTGAGGAATTAATGGGTGTTTGCACAGGAAATTTGATTGTCTGTATCACAGATTATGGTTATACCTACAGAGATAATCATGTGGCTAAAAAGGTTTGGAGAATAGATGGCTAAAGCTGTAAAACAAGCCGCCATTGCTGCCATTGTTGCAGGGATTATAGTTGGGGTCACTTTAGGTACTGGTGGGGCAGGAGCGTTTGCTTCCTTTGCAAATTTTGCAGGTATATCTAGTGGTGCTGCTGCTTTTGTGGCTTTCAGTGCAGTTTCTACTTTTGTTGCTACTGGTATCAATATGATGACCGCAAAAGATTTGCCAAGCGGACTCTCAGGAAATTTCGGCACAAAAGTTAGTGGTAAAAACCCAAATGCACCGAGACAAATTGTTTATGGGGAATGTAGAGTTGCAGGTACTTATACTCAAATACAAACCTCTGGCACGGATAATTCTGTTCTTCATGTGTTTGCAGTTTTAGCAGGACATCAAATTAACAGCTTGGAAAAGGTAATCATAAATGACAAGGTACTTTCATTAGGATCATCTACCTCATCTTCTACCATCAACAGCGAAACAGTTCATACTGTCACAGAATCATTTTTTACAAATACTGATAACCCAAACAATCTAGGCTCAGGAAGATTGGTCAGATTTACCTTTCATGATGGAAGTCAAACAGCAGTTGATGGATTTGCACAAGCGCAATTAGATTCTACATCAGTGCCAAATACACATATATTTAAAGACTGTGCATATGTCTATATGCAATTTGTTTATGACTCAGAACTTTTGCCCAACTTTCCAAATCTAAGTTTTCAAGTGAAAGGCAAAAATGTTCATGACCCAAGAACTGGATCTGCTGTTTCTGATGATGCAGGCAGATCAAATCCAGCTCTTTGTTTGAGAGACTATTTGACTGATACAACATACGGACTTGGAGCTACATCAGATGAAATAAATGATACTACAAGCGCAGGCGGTTTTGCTGCTGCTGCCAAT